TCTGTAAGTGTTATTGATGCTGAACCTGTTGTTTCAACTAAAATATTGTAAATACCACCAGCAAAGTTTAAATATGATCTTGAACCCCTTACAAAGTTTTTAACATTATCAATAGCTTTTACAGATGTATCAACAACTGTGTTGCTACTCATTAAAGGTTCAGATGAACCAAATGTGAATGCTATTGTTGTGTCGCAAACATCACTGGCAGTTTGCCAATCTGCAAAATTAGAATCAAAATAACTATCTGGTATTCCCATTCCGAATCTATCGTTTCTTAAATAATCAAGTAAATGTAAGATTGGATTACTTGAAAATTCCCAAGTTGTACTTGTATCTTTTCTGTGGCTTCCACTTCCACCTGTTACAGTTCCATCTAGATTTGGATTATAAACTTTCCGCCCATTAACTGTAGCTTGAACTGTTGGCAAAGAACCAAATTTTTCTGGATTCCATTTAAATTTTAAAGCTATATATGCCAAACCACTTAATGTATGTGAACTATTCCAATTATTTACTTCTGATAATAAACTTGATGCTGTTTGTGTGTCTGAGCCAAAATGCGGTTCAACTGTAATAAGACTTTCTGTTGTTCCATCATCTAAATTCCCTCTAAAATCAGAATCAGATGAATCAACACCCCTTTGCACATTATCTGCTAAATCACCATCAAATGTTACTGCATTATCATTGACAAAAATACCACTTATATCATGTATTTCACCTTCACTAATAACAATTGCCATATATAAAAATTCATTATCTGTTCCAGATGTTTGTAGAAAAACAACATTGCCACCAACTTTTCTTGTTCCATAAATAATTGGTATATGTGCATTTGCTGTAAATTTATTGACTAAAATGCCTTTTGCTTGTTGTTCTGAATTAAGTTCGCCAAAATCTGGGATTTCTGGCATGGGTATTAACCACCCTATAACATCTTCAACAACATCAACAACAATATCAACGACATCTTCAACAATATCAACAATGCTGTCTACAATATCATTAATAAAACCACACATTTAGAGCAATCTCCAGTTTCCACCCATGTTTTCAAAACCTAATTTTTGAAAAACTGGGTCTATTTGTAAACCAGTACTTATACTCAAGACTATTGGTAAGTCTTTTGCAACTTTTTTAACACTATCAATCATGGTTTTGACTAATTTAAAATTTCTAAAATTCTTTTTAATATAAATTATTTGAATATTCATAAACATTTCTTTACTAAACCAGTATTCAGCTTTGTGAAATATACAACAACCAATAATATTATTTTTATCTAAATCTTTTAAAAGTATAATTTTTCCCTTTTTTAATATTGTATTTATGAATGTTGTTAGTTTTGTTTGATCTACTTTTGGTAACTGTAAATGCTCTAAATCATCATGTTTGAACTGAATTAATAAATCATAAACATCTTCAAAATCTTTTTTTTCTGCTTGATATAAATGAACACTTGTCATTCCCTACCCCACTTTATATCTCTTACTGTTAGTGCTGAAAATCTCATACCTAAATCATCTGGAAAAAATCTTTTTTGTGAATTATCTGTAGTTGTCCTTCCACTTGTTTTGCTAAAATTACCCCAGTGAGAAGTTACTGTTAAATTTAATCTTGCTGTATTTGTATCATCTGTAATTTTATATTCATCTATAGTTCCATAAAACAACAAAAATGGGTCTGCAATAAGTGCAAGGTTTGCATCTAAATAACCCCTGTAAATAAATACATCTGCATTTATAATATTCTCATTTAGAACAATAGAAATATATGTTTGATCTACACCAGACAAACTTACAACTAAAGTATTTTTTGATGGTGCATTTGTTTCACTCACCCCAGTAATACCTTTTAAATGTCCATTAGATAAATATGTTCTTGATGTTCCAGAAACACTTGATGTTATATCAAAACTTGCATTTGTGAGATAAACCCTTGTTGAAAATCCCAAATCAACTAATAAAACTGGGTCTATATTTCCTGTAGCTAGTTCTGTTTTTACTGCACTTGATAAACCTCTTGCCATGTATCACCCAGGTAAAATATCCAATAAAATCAATGACTTACACATTATAATGCCTCTATTACATCAAACTCATAAGTAAAAAGTAAGTTCCCGTCTTTATCTACTTGCCCTGTTGCAAATTCTTGAACATCACTTGTAAGATGAACATTGAAAGGCACTGAATCATAAGTAACAGAACTATTATCTGTTAATGCTTCCCTCAATGGTGGTTCTATAGTAACTGTAGAAGCATTACTTGATGATGTTGCATCTTCAACTACCATATAAACTTTATCATGTGCAAACTTAATAAAATCACCAGCTTTCAATCTACCCGCACCATCACCAGCAAACCCATCTATAGCTATTGTAGTGTCTGTTGCAGAATGTGAACCATTTACTAGCAATGTTCCAGTTTCGTTGCCCTGTGCATCTAAATAGCTTGGAAATGTTACAGTGAAGTTTTCTTTTCTATTTCTTTGCTTCATTATAAATGCCATAAGCGGTGCAAAGTCTGCTCTAGTCATGGGTGGATAAGATACAGTAAAGCTAAATCTTTGCCCTTGTACTTGCCTTCTAAAAGTCTTGCCACTATCTGTTTCACTAAGCAAAGTCTTTTGATTGCTTCTAAGATTAATAGCTGTAAAATTAGTTTTTGGTAATGCTCCACTCATACTATCGCCATTTTACCCTTTTCATTCATAGCACTATTTATTAGATTTACTATTGTTCCACGACTATTCACAAGTAACTCATTAAATCCTCTAGCATCAACAGTATTAATATTAAAATTTACTGTTACGTTTTTACCCATCCCAAGTTTATCATTTGGTACTATTGTACCCGCTTGATCTGGCACGAATAACTCTGCACCTTTTTCACCAACAATACTTGGTTGTCCAACTGGTGGTCTACCACCTTCGGCAAAACCAAATATTTTTCCAACTGAAACCCCAAAAATACTGCCAACACCAAAAAATCCTAATGCTTTTTGTATAGCTAACATTGTTAATTGTCTTGATATTATTCTTGCTATATCTTGTAAAACAGACCTTGCAAAATCATTAAATGCAAATTTGCCAGTAAGAAGTGTGTCTGCTAAAACATTAGAAAAATTTGTAAATGCTCTTTTACCAGCTTCTTCAAATTGTTTAAAAACATCTTTTTGTTTTTCCATTGCTTGACTAAAACCAAATCCAAATGCTTCAAAAGATTTTGTTATTGCATCTGTATCGTCTTTGAGTTTTTGTATAGGTATTCTTAAATCTTCTTCGATTGGAATTGCACTTATTGCATTTGCAATTTTTTGAATCATTCGTTCAAATTCTGAAAACTCTTTTGTTCCTAGATCAAATGCTTCTTGTGCTTTAATCATTTCTTCTACTAATTTTTCAACATTCCTTGCGACAGAATTAAAACCTTTATCACTTTGAAATTCAAAAAGTTCAAGTTGTGATATTAATATTTCAAATTCTTCTTTAAAATCTTGTAAACCTTTTGGTTTTTCAAAAATTGCAAAAAAATCATCTAATTTATTTGTTGCTTCTGCAAGTGCAACACCCATACCAAGCAAAATACCTACTACTGTAGTTTTTGAAAGTCTTGTAAATGCAACCATAGCCAATCTAGCTTTACCAATAGACATTGCTAAATTTAAAAATGCTGTTGATATTTTGAATACAATGAAACCCATACCAAGTGCTTTTATTGTTTGTAAATTGTCACTAAGAAATCTAACAGCATTACCAGCAAAAATAACTGCATCTGACAAACCTTTTCCAACTGCCATAGCAACCTTTTGAATAACATCTTCATTATCCTGTAAGGCTTTATCTAATGCACCAAATTCTTGTTTTAATCCTATAAAAAAACTTTCTGCTACAACTTTTTGAAAATTAAAGAATTTATCGCCAATCATTGAAAGTCTACCTTCTAATGTATTAGCTAAATCACTTGTTGCATTTGCAAACCTTCCATTAGAACCAAACACTTTTTCAAATGCTTCTGCTGTTTCTTCTGCTGTTACTGTTGCACCAGCTTTAAATCCTAGTAAATCCCTAACACCTCTTTCTCTAAATATGTCTGCACTAGCAACACCCGCTGAAAATGATCTTTGTATTTGTTCCGCTGTGGTTCTAAAATCCAAACCTGTAACACTAGCAACCCTACCAGTTATTTCTAGCATTTTTTGTAGTTCATCTGCATTTTTAGAAACCACCGCAAGATTACCCGCACCCTGTTGAATTTGTTCCAAACTAAAAGGTACTTTTGATGCAAATTCTGCCATAGTATTAAAGGCTTTTGCACCTTCTTCTGCACTATTAAATAAAAATTTTAATCTGATTTGTAATGATTCAACTTGCTTACCAACATCAACAAATGATTTGATAGCAACCCCCGCACCTATTCCAATAAGTGCATTTTTTAAATTAAATACTGAATTTTTTAGACCATCTACCCCTTTTGTGGCTGATTGCATAGCTTGGCGGGTTTTGTCCTTCGCTATAATATCTATGTTTACATTTTTTGTTGCCACTATCTTTGTGCCTTTGCTAGTCGTTCTTGTCTTTCTCTTTCCTCATGTTGGATTTGAAAGTATGCTAACCACATATTAAACTCCTCAACAGACATTTGCAATATTTCGGAAACTGACTTATGAAGTTTTTCTGCTAAACCAAATATATTATGTAATTCTACATCATTTTTTAGTTTTTTTTATTATCTTCTATATCTGTATTACCAGTACCCATAATTTTAGTTGCTACTTCTGCAATTACATTTGTATCAGCTTTAGTTTTAAAGGCAAGAATATGGGAAGCATTAAACATTTTATCACCATCTTTTGTTAATGCTTTTTCAATGATAACATCAATTAAGACAATCAAATCTGTGTTTGTAGCACCTTTAAATATCTTTTGTTTTTCAAGCATATTAAAAGGTTTGCAATAAATAGCTTTTTCGTCTACTAAACCCCATTCTGGAACTTCAATTATTTGTGTGTCAAGCTGACTAAAATGGTCACGAATACCATCAAAGTAATCAATTTTTTGATCTGACATTTGACTATACTGCGCCTATTGTAAGACCGCCTGTACCTTGTATTGAAACAGTTCTAGTAATAACACCATCTAATGGAACACCAACAGACATTCCAGTAACAATTCCAGTTCCAGAAAATTTTCTATCTCCAGATTCATTACCTTCTGGTAAAAATGCAAAAGTCAATTCTGCACCTTGAACCATAGTTGTTTGACCACTATCTGTTTCATCAAAATTCATATCAATAGAAGCGGTGAAAGTACCTCTACCCGCTATGAATGATTTCATTGAATTACCTAACGCTGTATCTTCTACAACGTCATGTGTAGTATCTACTGTGAAACCTGTTGCATTGCCGAGTGTAGTACCACCAATAGTGACAACTCCTTCTTTCCCATGATGTGTAGCCATTTAGACCTCCTTTTCTTCTTTGGGTTTTTCAGTTTTTTTAGAAACTGATTTTTCATTAACCATTTTGTAACCATTTTTTTCAAAATGATCTATATGATCTTCTGAACATTTTACAATGGTTTCGCCTTTTTTCATAGTAACATTTTTAGCCATTATGCACTCCCTCTAGTAAATTCATAAATAACTCTTGCTGTTATTCTAACACCACCATAAGGGTAAATAGTTCCTTCATCTGTTGATGCTTCTATTATTTGAGTATCTATAGCATTACCATTTCTAGTTATATCATTATCTAAGGTTTCTTCAACAACTTCTATAATTTGATTTCTAACTGTATCTATATTTGTGTTTGTTCCTTTACCAAAAGCAACTATTAAAAAATCTATTGTACCCCTGTAAGAACCCGCACCTGTATCTCCTATGCTTCCTACTTCCCTAGTTTCATCACCAGATTGCACAAATAAAGCGGGAAACTGTGCATCTGATAATTCTTCAACTTCAAAAGGTTCTCTAGTAATTTTTTTAAACTCAATAGGACTTGTAACAGCATCAAGTTTAGTAATTATATCACTAGCTATATTTTCTCTTTTGCTCATATTCCC